TGACCAGTGTCCGTGACCGACGCAAAACCGAAGCAGTCGAGTGACGTCAGGATTGTCCTGGTTTGCTGGGTTCGAGACCCTGGCGCAATACCCGATAACCTTTTCGGCATCGGGCGTTATCCATACTAGTTTCGTCATGCGTTAGGGTCCTCTTCTCCGATAACGAAGTGTGAACCATTATGATAGCCAGGTATCGGCTTCGGTGTTGGTGCGAGCTTCTTCAGTGTCGTCTGCTGTGGCGGTCCTGGCTTGATCTGTGGCCGTGCCTGTTGCTGTTGTGCAGCTCCATTGCCATCATCATCTTCATCTGATGCAAGCGACAAGAGAGCGCTGAGGCTGTAGCGTCGACCATACGAGAGTGCTGACCCGAATCCGTGGCTGGTCTGTTGCATCACAGGAACCTGCACGACACCAGCGATCCACTCACCGCTGGCGTGTATCACACGGCTCTCCACCATGATGCTGGTCGAATGCTCACCGTCGATGGTGTCCAACACCGACTGCACAACGAACAGACCATGTTTCGCCATGACTGGTCGAACGACCTCCATGATGGCATCGAGTGATGTGTACTTCGAGCGAAACGCTGGATTCGTGCTGTCCTTCACGATTGGCCTGATCTCAGCCTGAGCCTTGACCAGCGCTGGTGCGATTGCACCGATTGTTTCCGACATTGTCATACTAAACCCCCTATGTGTAAGCCTGCCCGACTGAGCGCGTTCCTAAACGCTGTCGTCCAGTTGATGTTGCGTCGATCAATGATGGCGCCTGACTGACTGTAGGACCGCCATATAGACACGTTATTGACCACTGGACTGATTGCCCGTGCGATGGCTGGCCATTCGTCCTGGCGCGTCTCATACGCTTGACGCAGACAGTCAAGGACATGTGCGAGTGCTTCATACTTCGTCGTCCGAATCGAACGTGCCCACTCGATCTGTTTCTCCGAACCACTCATCACAATCGGATTCGGCTCAAGGAGTCGCTGTGTCAGTGACCATGCGCGTTCGATTGCACGTTTGTTCTCACACGCGGCGCAGATTTGAAGCGTCGACGCCATCATTGCCATCTTGTATTTGAGGTCCCCCTGCGTATATCCAACCGTAATGAATGCGGTATGGCCGCACTTCCAAGTCAAGTCAACCCGTTCCTGTGTCATCCTGTCCCCCTTAGTTGATTGTTTTGTAGATGTAGTCCCAGTCGATGATGTTGCTGTCAATCCATTTCCACATATGTTGATATGCGTCAGATTGTTCGCTCAACATGCACAAACACTCCATGCAGATAACTTCAATAAGTCCTGGTGACAGTTCTTCGTACGTGCGAATTACGTCATTGCATATTTCTGCCATTGTTATGGTTTCAGTGTTTGCCTTCATTGTCCTGTTCCTTCGTGTGGTGTCCGCCACATCAACATCCTAGCACTAGTTGACATACAGTGTCAACCATGTGTATAACGATGACATGATTTACGGACATACACAGGTGGATATCGCTGAGAAACTCGGCATCCACAAATCGGCAGTGTGTCGGATGCTCTCCGGCGTTCATGCTGTCAGACAGTCGACCGTCAAGCGCATCGCTGATGCAATCGGTCGCAGTGAATACGAAGTGCAGCTGTGGATCCTGTGCAAGCGTACAGGACAGACTCTCCCGCAATAGACAGAACAGGACTAGGACAAAACAATGGACATCAAACTTTCGTGCATCGTATGCAACAGACAAAACGTCGTGCCTTATGGCCGTGGACATCGCATCTGTGGAATCTGCTCACAGCGTGAGCTCAAGCGCGAGCGACGCCTCCGGACACAGCGCCGCATCCAGATGGTCGGCAGTTTTCTTTTGATTGTCGTTGCTGTCTGGACATCATGCATGATGGCATCCGATTGGAACACTCCGAACAGTCCGGATCACCGTGCACATCAGGCGATGCAAGCTCGTGACTGACGCCATCACAACATGGTCACAGTATCGGGGCAGTAGACGCACGAGCACCACTGGACTCCTGACGCCCGAGGAGGAGTTCTTTCTCGGACGCATGGTCCAGAGTGGTGTCCAGCGTGACAAAGACAAAGCGACCGCTGAGTTCGTCAATCACAACGTCCGAATGGTCAGCGCAATCGCCAAGAAGTTTCGTGGTCGTGGATGCGAACACGAAGACATGCTCACCGATGGCATGCTCGGACTACACCACGCGGTCCAGCGCTATGACCCGTCACTCGGTCATCGCTTCAGCACCTACGCGACCAACTGGGTTCGCCAGGCTATCGGTAGGGGCATCGAGAGTCGTGGTCGAGACATCCGTCTACCTAGCCACGCCATCGCTAAACTGTCGCACATCAGAGTCTCGCGCCAGGAGTACATCGTCAAGCACGGTGAGACTCCGACACCGGCGGAACTTCTCGCGTACGTCCGTGAGGTCGTGCACACTTACCCGCGATACCTGCACAAGCAAATCGAATCACTCGACGTGAAGTCGCTGACAGAGATCCTCCAGCACGATGTGAAGCTAGTCTCAAGCATCGATGAGCCTAATGCCTACGGCCAAAGTCGATACGACTTCATGCCATCAGGTGAACCTCCTGTCGGTGACCGTCTAGACAGAGAGATTCTTTACGCGCAGCTGCGTACAGTCATGGAAGTCCTAACCGATCGCGAGATTGCATGTCTTCGCCTTCGCTTTGGGTTCGACGGTCTGTCGGATGGTCGCTCACTCGAGGACGTTGGAATCCTGATCGGCTACAGCCGCGAGCGCATCAGGCAGATACAGGTGCGCGCCATTGACAAACTTCGGGTGGCTGCTGGGGCTGATGTCCTAGCGCAGATTTTCGAGAGGATGGAACTATGACAGAATCAGAACAGCAGATCGCGTTTTTCAACTGGTGCAGGGTGATGAGTGGCAGCGATGCGCGCCTGGGCACAATCTTCGCTGTCCCGAATGGCGGCTACAGGTCGAAGGCCACAGGTGGCCGCATGAAGTCCGAAGGACTCAAGGCTGGAGTCTGGGATATCTTCATCCCGATCCAGATGGGGCAACACTGCGGAATGTGGATCGAAATGAAGGCTGGCAAGAACAGTCTCACGCCAGGGCAGTTCGCGTTCCGGAATGCAGTTGGTGATGCTTACCGGTGGAAGGTGTGCTATTCCTGGCATGACGCAGTTGAGGCGACGTGCGACTATTTAGGCATCGCGAGCGGCATCAATTAACAGCTGTTCGTTGACTTCGTCGGCGAGCTCGATGCTGTGCATCTCACAGATCAGGTACCAGACCGCTTTGAGCAGATCGTCGGTCTTATCTTCGCCAGGTTTAGAACCTGCTCGTAAAAGGTATTTGAGAGCATTGCCACGCTTGAAGTCGAGACCATAGGCGTCGATGATTTCGATGGGCTGAATCGGTTGTTTGCGGTAATGTGTCGGGACCTGCTTGGACATGCAGGATTGTAAGGGGAAATAATGAATCGTGTATCACAGGCCGTGACATTTTTGTCATGGCTGTTTCAACCGTACTCTGACGGCTTCGTCGAGATTCGATGTCTGAATCAAGGACGAAATCAGATGCGCTTCTACGAGCTTCCACGAACGGTCGAAGACTGGACCGGCATCGGCGAAGCATGCGTTCAGTGGAGCGATGAAGGAAATGATGTATACGTCGGCGTGTTGCCGCGCTGGCGTAAAGGAGGAAGGGACACCGATGTTCATTCTGCTGCTGTGGTGTGGTGCGATATTGATGATCTTGCTGGTCTGGATGAGACTGCAACGCTTGCTAAAGTTACAGTCGCGGTACGCTCGGGGAAGGGTCTCCACTGCTACCGGCGACTCAAGATGGCTGGCATTGGGACTAAGCCAACAGAACAACGCGAGTTCGTGCAGCTGCTTGAACGATGGATGCTCACACTCTCAGCGTCCGCTGACGTCAAGTGCAAAAACCCGTCGCGAATATTACGAGTACCTGGAACTCTAAACTGGAAGAATCGCGAACTACCTCGATTGGTGGAACTCGCAAAGTACCCGCCAGAAGCCTCCAGAATCGTCGAGGAGACGGCATCCACGCATCCATGGGGCGATGAGTGGTCACGCCTATTGATCGCCGCCAAAGCGGGGGACCTTCCAAAGCGCGAGCGTGGCAATTGGAATCTGGGCAAGTACAAGCACGGCGATTATCTGCTGTACTGTTTCAATCACACGGTGATCGGCATCGAGCAGATGCGAGGTATGGGCATGATTGCACATGCCGAGGAGTGCCGTAAACTCGTAACCACTGCGCTGGACACGCAGTCATTCTCGGACCAGGACTAAAATGGACGAACTTTCATTAGACGATCTCCGCGCCATGGTGGCCGGAGACATGGCCACGCATGCCCGTATCATCGCACATGGTGAGCACCACTGGGACAAACTGTGGCAACCTCACCCGGCATCGGGTGGCGCCTTCGGTGGCCGTAATAACGCACTCGTGACACTCTTGGGTTTTCTCCGCGCAAAGCGCTACACCATCGACGTCGCGCAGCTTCAAGCCGTCTGGTGGAGTGACACATATTGTGATCCGCCACTGGACCGCGAAGTCATCCTCGAGACAGTCGGTCGATTCTGGTCACAATGGGCAGCAGGTACCGTGCCCGATGACCTGCCTGGCGGCCAGACTCTCGCTCCCTGGGAGGTCTGGGACTGGACCAGAATGGAGACAGAGGAGGAGAAACTCGGTAAACAGTCCTGGCTCATTCCGAATGTACTCTCGACTGGCGGACTTCATTATCTTTCATCGCCACCAGGCAGTGGCAAAACGTGGGTCATGTGCGATCTCATTCGCGCCTGTTGCTTTGGTGGCAAGTGGCTCAATGAGTTCGAGATTCCACAGACTCGCGTCCTTTACCTCGATGAGGAGATGGGCGTCCAGAAGGTCCTAGAAAGGCTCAGGAAGCTCGGAATGCGCTCGGCTGAGGGAATGGGCTACCTCAACCGTGTAGGCATCAGGTTCGACCAACCGCTTGATGTCGAGAGGATTGTCAAGCACTGTCAGTCGCAGGGTATTGGTCTGGTGCTCATCGACTCACTGGTCCGCATCCATGGCATGGACGAAAATGATAACAGTCAGATGCGGAAACTCTACGACGCATTTAAGAAACTCCTGGACAACGGAATCACTGTCCTGATCGCTCACCACAATCGCAAGGGTGGCACTGACTCGACGGTCAAGCACGAAGGTATGCGAGGCGCTGCGGAGATTGTTGCAGCTGCTGACATGGCCTACAGCGTCGAGAAGCAGGCAAACGGGTTGTACCGCATGTACGTCACGAAGGGCCGTCTAATCAGCGATGAAGACGCCATCGATGTGACTTTCGAGATCCGCGATGAGGATGGTCTCACGAAGGTCAGGACGCTTGACGCTGGCGCTAGGAGTGAGGTCATCACACAAGAGATCCGGTCGAAGCTCATTGAGCTCATCAGTGGCGAACCAGGCATCACGCAGACACGTCTCGCTGAGTTGTGTGGCAGTAGGAAATCAGTCGTGGCGGCTACACTCGCAGACCTCGAATCAAGTCGGATTGTCACTTTTGACAAGGGTCCAAAGAACTCGAAAATGTACCGTCCGACAGGGCTGCTTTAGGCCTTTTCTGTTGTTCCCGCTGTTGTTCCCGTGCTGTTCCCCCTTAAGTATGAGAAAACGGGAACAACAGAAGAAAACCCCCCCTTTGGAAACCCCCCCTGCGAGCATGTAAGTGTGCTCGCTTAGGGGTCTTAAGTTGAAACTGCTCCTGCGGGCCGGGCGCTTACGCTGGCCCACAGGAACAGCGTCAACTTTATGTTTGACAGATGGTTTGATGTTTGGTAATGTCAACTCGGCAGTGCTGGTGGAATAACCGATGGATTGGTAACTGAGCCAGCACTGTCACAGAGCGGCCTTATGGCCGAAGGAGAATATGAAAATGGGTTTTTTTAGTAACGCCTCGTTCAGCGATGGCAGCTCACAGTTTGAGTCAGCACCGGCTGGCGTCTACGTTTGCCGCCTGGCGAACCTCGACTCGGTTGATCGTCCTTCATACGACGACCCGAACGTCATGGTCCCTAACTTCAAATTTACGTTTGAGACCACAGAGTATGGCGACTCTGCTGGCAATGCTTACCGCTTCTTCAAGTACACCCGTCAAGGTTACGGCAACGACAAGCAAGCACTGACAATCCTTCTCGATGGCATGCTCGGGCGCCGCTTGACACAGGCGGAGTTTCACCAGCTCGATGTCGATGACCTGCTTGCAAAGCAGTGGATGGTCACTGTAGACGCCAAACTGAACACGCGTGGCAATATGACCAATGCCATCGTTTCGGTCTCTCCTGTGACAGCCAAGAAGAAACTGACCAAGATCGCACAGCCAGCGATCAAGACCGATGACATCGAAGATCCATTCGGCGAAGACGCCAGCGAGTAACCATCTCCCGGTTGCCAACGACTCGCTGACGAACCAGGCACATCATCCGAACGGTGTGCCTGGTCTTTTACTTTGAAGGGGAGAATCAATGTCGAAGAACACAAAGATCGAGGAGCGAACACAACTCCTGGTGCAAATCAAGGAACTCAGAGCTGCTGGTAACAGCATCAGTCAAACCGCGCAGATCATGAAGATGACACGCGGAACAGTCCAGCGATGGATTAATGAAGAAAATCCAGACAGGCCAGTCAAGAAAATGGACCCGTACATTTCACTCGATGAAAAGACAGCGACCGTGATCAAGTGGGCGGAGCTCATTGCAAGCGGTGAGAGTCGTAGTAATGCAGCTGCATCGGTTGGTTTTCCGACGATGATGCTCAACAGGTGGCTGATGTCAGAACCGGCACTGCGTGTCGAGTTCCAAGAATGTATCGGTAAGAAACAAAACAATCATGGTGGGCGTAAGAGCTTCGAGCAAATACTTGCGGAAGTGCGCGCAGGACGTCCTGTGTGGCGTGATGGCGCTCGTTTCAAGCTTCAGCTGGTCGAATCTGCACTCATGCGATACGAGCTCGATGGCGCGAACGTGTGGAGGTGCAAGGGCTTCGCGACACTATCAGGCAATGATGTCCTGGCGCGAGATTGGACGGTGATCGAATGAAGTTCTCCGAAGTTATTCAACACTTGATGCATGGCAAACCGATCACACGCGTATGTTTTGATCACGATGTCTACATCCGATATTCAGACCTTTTCGAGGCATTCATGATGCATACGGGTGATGAGTCGAAGACTCTACAAGGCCTCACACTCGATCCTGAATCGCTGTTCGCGACTGACTGGATGTGGGGCGAAGATCACCCGGTCAAGGATGAGATCATATGGACACGGACAACATCATAAAGACCATCATGGCGAAACCATGGTCCAACACTTACCAGCTGCTCAAGGCCATCGGAGCGTCCAGCGATCAGGTTGATGAAGCATGGCGCGACTATCGTCGCAAGTACATGCGGAGTCAGCGCTGGCAGGACATTCGGACGAAGGCGCTCGAGCGATCAGGTAGAACATGTGAGCAGTGTGGCCGTCGACAGGAGGACGGCTACAAGCTCGATGTGCATCACATCACCTACATCAGACTCGGTGGTGAGCTAATGGAAGATGTCCAGGTGTTGTGCTACTTATGCCACGGACAGCTGCACTACCGGCGCAGAGTGCGCCAAGATGAGCCAGAATAGAAGCATGGCACGTCCAAACATCTACGACGAAGAAACAATAGCACGGGTCGAAGCTGCTTTGATGGCAGGTCAGACACCGACGGTTGTTTCTCGGCTTCATGGTTTACCACGAACGACCATCATCACGATTCGTGATCGCATGTCGTCAAGTGTCGGAAAACTACAACCTGTTTCCGACGCGTCGGAAACTGTCACGACTGTAAAGGCGCCGACTGTATCACTTGATGATCTGCTGGCGTCCGTCCTCGAGGACAACCTCAAAGCACTTCAGGTCATCGCCAGGACGACACAAAGCGAGAGGTACATCAATGGACAAAGCGCCGCGCAGATTGCAGCTCTCTACGAGAAGATTGCAACTTTCTCGGTTCAACTTCTGTCCGCAGCCAGCGAAGGCCCAAACGAAGACTAGCGCGCAGACGGCTCTCTGTTATCTCGACTACCTTCGAGAGACTCTCCCGAATGGCTGGTCGTTTACTGCTCGGCATCTCATCGCCATCGCTTCACACCTTGACGCTGTGGAGCGTGGTGAGATCGACAGACTCGCGATTCACATGCCGCCACGTCATGGCAAAACAGAGACAGTCACGGTCCGCTATGGCGCCTATTGCATCGAGAGAGATCCAAGCGCGAACGTGCTGGTCACTGGCTATAACGAGCGCATCGCGAGGCGCTTCTCGAGGAAGTCCAGACAGATCGTTTCGTCCAGGACAAAGCTCTCGAAGGACAACGCTGCACAGGATGAGTGGAGCCTGCCAGAGGGCGGAACCTTTATGGCGCGTGGTGTCGGCTCACCTCCGACCGGCGTCGGCTTCAAGCGCATCATCATCGATGACCCGATTCGATCTCGAGAGGATGCAGAATCCTCTCTATACCGTGACAAGGCCTGGGACTGGTACACGGACGACCTCTACACGCGCCTCGAGCCGAAGGGCGCTCTCATCATCGTCTCGACCAGGTGGCATCACGACGACATCACCGCTCGCGCAATCTCATCGGAACCTCATCGATGGACCGTGCTGAACCTTCCAGCTATCGCGGAGGAGAAGTGCCAGATCGGTCGAATGCCTGGCGAAGCTTTGTGGCCAGAACGCTATGACGTGAAGGAACTCGGACGCATCAAGGAGGTCATGGTCGCGAACTCCGGGGACTACGGGTGGAGTGCTTTGTACCAGCAACATCCAACACCTCGTGAGGGTTCGTTCTTCAAGTCAGATCGGATTGTCATCGAGAGCGCCATGCCAAACTGCGCGAAGATGTCCCGCGCCTGGGACCTCGCAGCGACAGCTGGAAGTGGTGACTTCACTGTCGGCGTGAAGATGGGCCGTGATGCTGATGGTCGCATCTGGATACTCGATGTCGTGCGTGGCCAGTATGACACCGATCAGCGCGATAAAGTTATAAAGCAGACAGCTGCTCTCGATGGCCGTGGCATCAGGATACGACTACCGCAGGACCCGGGCCAGGCTGGAAAGAGTCAAGCGATGCACATGCTCCGGCTGTTGCATGGTAGTGCTGTGACAGTCCTGCCGGTGACCGGCTCGAAGGATGTGCGCGCTGAACCGTTCGCGAGTCAGGTCGCTGGCGGAAACGTGTACATGGTCGCAGCTTCGTGGAATCGCGAACTCCTGGACGAAATGCGGACGTTCCCGCTCGGTAAGAATGACGACATCGTCGATGCATTGACTGACGCCTACGACGAGCTCGTCGGTCGTGGCGGTGGGTGGGGTGCAGTATAAGACATGATAAGGACACAATAGTCACATGGGACTCTTCGATCGCTTCATCGGCAAAGCAACTGCCGCGCCAAATGCACTGCTTCCGCCTCCGCTGATCCAGCGCCAAACGTC